CCAAGTTTGATGGTGAGCGTAGCATAACTGGCTAGTGCCCTAGATTGTGATTCTAGAAGATGCGGGTTCGACCCCCGTCGCTCACACCACCTATTTTATCTTTTCAGTTCTGGAAAGATCTCGAACAGCTCTCCATGATGCTTTGTTCCCCTATACACTTCGTCCGTCTTCTGTATATACTTGATGGCCTTAATATACTCCTCCTCGTCACGAGGTAAGCTCAACGCCTTAACTATACTTTCTTCACCTTCATGCCTTATCAATAGTTCTTCTTTCAACGCATCAGGTAGGTTTTTCATGTGTAATTCTGAAGGGATAGTTAATATATAAGGTTGTAGATTTAAACCCTCCTCCATCGCCCAATTCTGTAATTCATCAAACCTCAGTATACTTAATAGACTTACTGTCGAGAATATCTGCATTTTTATATTATTATACTTTCTTAACGTTCGTACGTTATCAACAATACCTTCCCAATCAGACCTCCTCCTTATATAATCATTATATATTCCATAACCATCTATAGAGGCGCTTATATATACAGTATGGAACTTCCTAACATAATTTAAAAAATTGTGTTTATTTGCAGCCTTTAACGTGACCAAGTTACTATTCATCTCTATATTGATGTGGTGAGCTTGTCCAGTCTCTATCACCTTATCCAGAAACTTATACTGCTCGGTCATCACTAGAGGTTCACCACCTTGCAATATGATAGACCTTACATAAGGGGATAATATAACGAGGTCTCTCATAGAGTAGTCACCAGCACTACCTTTGGATGTGGCGATCAAATTTGGTTCACCGAATGATATTAATTTTTCATAATTATGTTTCTTCGATACACTTGATCTTATGGACGAGTTGTCTGGGGTACACATATAACAATCTAAATTACATGTATTACCGAATATTCTCATCTGCATAATTAAGACCCGATTTTTGAATTCATATTTCCCTTTATCTATGAAGTCTTGTATTTGGTCTAATGATTCAGGGCTGTCGTATAAGTTCCTTTGTTCCATAATTCTATCAGAAACACCATGCTCTTTCTCTTGTTGTATGCAAGAACGGCAGTGATCCTGGATTAGCTCACTTTTATTATTATCCACCGATAACATATCCTTACGTATAGCATTCATCTTATCCGAAGTGAACCATTCTATAGGGGTTGTGTTCTTATAATTCACTAAAGGTTGTTTAGGGGGGTTAGCACCTACACAACAAACAAAATACTCCCCAGAAACGTTCGTGTATATGTTATTGAAAACCTTCGGACAGAACCAAATATCATCACTTAGTAACTTGTCTAGCAGTTCCTTCCTTTCCTTTCTCATATCAATTGTTCCGCTTCCCAAGCAGCACTCATCGCCTCTTGTTCCGCTTCCCAAGCAGCAAATAGATCTGCCTTTTTTGTACTACGCTTCGCAGTAGGGTCGTAGAATTCTTCTAGCTCTGGGAATACATCGAATAGATGTGTTTCCCACTTAGTGCCTTCGTAATGCTTATCCACCTTTAAAAGGTAATCGAATATGTTTTGTATATCAATATCAGGGTCTGCGTCCATTTCAAGACTAGCCACAATATCAGGCCATTCGGTATACTTGGGTATCAATGCGTCTTTTATTTTTCTAGGTAGGTTATTAGCTCTTAGGTGCTTAGGTGAATCAACATGAGCCCAATTTAATTGGTCAATAACTGGATTCTCTTTACACCAATCAACTACCTCGTAAAACCTCATCACACTGAGGAATGATATCAGACCATTAAAGTCTACAACAACATTAGAATATTTACCGCATTCATTGATATTGAATTCAAGGTCTTTCCATTCTGTTCTTCTACGCATATATTCTATAACAGGACCGATCCCGTCAACGGAAGCAACCATAGCTACGTTCCTGAAGTGTGGTAGATACTTGAATATGTTGTGCTTACCTTTCTTAGTTTTAGTAAGGTTTGTTTGGTATTTAAGATAGATGTCCTTAGCGTGGTCACCCTCTATTAACATATCCAACAACTCGTAGTGCTTCTTCATGATCAGTGGCTCACCACCGATGATCTTTATACTTCTTATATAAGGGGCTAGTTCGATTACTTGATCAAGTACTCCAGGCGTTTTGTCTGAGATAACTAACTTCCACTCCTCTTTGTTGCTGGGTAAGTGTCCGTGTATTTCATCATTCCACAGACCCTTATCCGCTCCCTTCATTCTGGTTGTTGAGTTCTGATGGGTACACATGTAACAATCTATATTACATTCCGAACCGAAGATCTTTAATTGGACTTCAATTATTCTTTCATCAAAACTAAACTTACCAGTATCCTTAATTCTCTCGATAGAAGATTCTATATCGTCCCACAATTCGAAATTGTTTGTGTGGATTTTAAGGCAGTTAGTTCTACGTGACCGACCGTATAGATTCTCATCACTCACGCACCGAGCACAATTCTTATTTACTGTCTTTAGATCCGATTCGGGGTCCAACATCTCAGTACGTAGATCATTCATGTAATCACTGTCTATCATCCATTCCTTTAACGAAGTATTTGTTATAGTATGGTTATCATCGCCAGCACCGAAACAGCAAGCCTGATACTTCCCGTCTATTTCAGAATATATCTGAGTGAACGGGCAAGTACAGAAGAAAACATCCTTATCTAGCACTTGGTTAATTAAAGCCTTTTCACCAGAAGCTTCTGTCAGTATTATATTATCCCTTGTTTTATTGGATAAATCCTGAAACCACTCTTCAGTGTTGACATTACCAGGAGCGGAATTGTCTCCAGGACCACCCTTAGTCATGTGCCCTGCTAATTTTTTATCATCCATCATATTAACCTTCAGATTGGTTGTGGTATTGTTCAAGTTCAGGGAACACATCAAATAGCTTTGATTCCCATTTAGTGTCTTTATATTGTTTGTCTTGCATCAATAGGTAGTCTATAGCGTCTTGATGCCCAACACCGTTATTAGATTCTTTTAATACATTTTGTATATCAGGGAATCCTTCGTATTTAGATATAAGCTCTTTCTTTAACTGATCAGGTAATACATTAGCGCATAACTTCTCGGGGCGTCTTATGTTAGACCAATTGATTTGATCGAACAACTCTATGTTATCGTCAAACCATTCTATAAGTTGGTAGAACCTCATAACGCTTAGGAAGGTGATAGTGCCATTCACACATACTGTGACTTTAGGGTATTTCTTAACTTCCTTGATGTTATTGACTATATTTTCCCAATTAGATCTTCTTCTGATGTAATCATTAGCTGAACCTATACCGTCCAGAGATACCGTGAATTCAAATCTCTGGAAGTGACTAAGGTAGTCTCTTATGTCATATTTACCTGATGTTAATACTGACATGTTCGTTTGATATTTGATTGATATTTCTGGACCGTGACCCGTGGCTATAACAGCTTCCATCAACTGGTAGTATTTAGCCATAACTAAAGGTTCACCACCGATCAATTTAAGGTGTCTTATATAAGGGGCTACTTTAACTATCTGTTCTATAATATCTTCAATAGGTTTATCTCTAACCCTTTCCACTTTATTCTTATCCGCACCCATTAAGGAGAAATCGTCCCACACGTTTTGACCGTCCATGATATCAGAATCCATTGATTTGATTCTTACAGTAGAGTCGAACGGGAAACACATATAGCAATCGAAGTTGCATTCATTACCAAAGGCTTTTATTTGTACTTCGAAGATTCTATCTTCTATATGACCTTTACCTGATACTTTAAAACGGTTCACCGCGTTATGCATATTTGGCCAAAATTCCTCATTATTAGATTGAATCTTTAAAGAAGCCTGTCTACGCGATCTCCCGTATATCTTCTCTTGTCGTAGGCAATCCTGACAGGATTCTTTAGCGAACGTCAAGTCAGAACCTGGAGTTAACATCTCTGTTCTGAGCTTGTTCATACCTTCGTTGTTTATGAAAAAGTCGTTAATGTCAGTATCCTGTATACTAACATTGAATTCCTCTCCACACGCCCAAGAACACGGTGCGAATCTACCACCAACGCTAGTGTACAGCATTTGAAATGGTGCACCGCAGAACCAGATCTCTTCGTCCTTTATTTGTTGTTCTAATTTATCAGAACCTTCAGGATACCAAGAAGCGTTGTCAACCTGAATCTGTTTTAGGTTTCGTTGTAGGGTTTTATTAACGAACCACTCTGACGTGTTTACTCTTCCTCCCCCTAAAAATTTATCTCCAGGACCACCCTTAGTAAGGTGATCTGGTAATTCGTCATTAGATGTTGCTATAATTTCGTTCATTTATATACTCCCTGTACGGGCTTGATGGTCTAGATCGAATGCCCATTTCTTTTCGTAACACCAGAAACAATCATGGCATTCCTTTTCGAAGAATTGAGTATATCGAGCCGAACCCACACACGACCTTGTTAGTGGGTATAACGTTTCCATTAAACCTTCCTGTCTGTAAATGTCAGCAACGAATTTCTTATCTACGTTACCGAATATTTGGTACATATTATTACATTTAAACTTAGATTTGAATAACGTTTGTCTGTGCCCGCAAGGGTCTCTACGTCTCTCAGCCATCCCATAAAACCTTAAACTAATCTTCTTCATTTCTTCTACTGGAGGGTTTAATGTCATACCGTCTATACGTAATGGCATATCATAATTATCTACCACCCCTTGTAGTATATTATCTATTTGAATTATCTTAGAGATTTGTACCCTATTTAATGTAGAGTAGTGTTCAGGATAATCCTCTTTCAATTGGTCACACTCATCCCAACTTACTATAGATTCGTCCTTATCGTTAAAGTCGAATATCTCTATATCACGTATATTCGCTGAAGGGAATTTATTCTTCATCCAACCGACAATATCTTCCGCAGCCTCGGCATCTAATTGTGCGTGTAAATCCCTCAGTGTTATAGGTATAATCTCTATATCTGGGAAGTGTTTACATGTAAGGTACATTGCTGCAGCTGAGTCTAACCCACCTGATAATGATACTATAACTTGTTTTGGTAGCTCGAAGTTATAGAACTCTATCGTTTTGTTATCGTATGTTATGTTCATAATTTATCCTTAATAAGTA